ATTCGAACCCACAGTCTCGCCGGTCTAGCCAACCCAGCGTGCCTTTCCACTAGACTACACCCCCCTCAGTGGTTATCTTCTCTAATCTCTGTCGCAACTCCGTATAGCCAGGGTAACGTTATCGTCGCAAGTCCCTACGGGGCTCCTATTGGAGCAGTCCATAATGTCACTCCGAATAGTATTTTCGTGGGAAAATAAGGGTGGGTGGCGGGCCTAAAGCGCAGCGTCCGGCAATAACATTATTATTAGTAGGCTCTTCGAAGGGTCATGGGAAACCAATACAGCATCACAGTGAGCGATGAGTCGGCGAATATCCTGAATTACATCAAGAAACATGGCAAGATGCCCAGTCGAGCAATCGATTGCGCAGTGAGAACGATTGGAATTCAAGGATTGATGCGCCTGATGCTACTTCAGACCTCGCTTGAAGACACCTTCGAGGTGGAAGAATGAGAATCAAATACTGTTGCGCTTGGTACAACACCTCCCTTTTTCTCGATTCTAATGGAAGTCGTGAAACAGCCGTCGTGTTCTGCAGTGCATGTCAAACCATTATGGCTGAAATCTGGTTGGATGGTCCATTGAAAGGAAAGAATGTCCTTGGCGAGGAGGAGTGAAGATGAAGATGACCTGGGTATGCCCGGTATGTGAGAAGGGTCGGCCTAAGCAATGGATGAGATCGCGAAGATGGATTGGAATCTGTATTGGTTGTGATGACCTGGTCAATGACAGTGTTGTTAGAGTTCTGAAATTGAGGGCTGCTTCTCCCCCCCCCTTTGCGTGCAGAACCGAGTTCAATAGAACAGCCAGTCAACCATGATCATCCCTAGCCATGTACCAGGGTTCAATCGGAAGAGTCCCTGCACCATCAGGAAGTCACCTGCAGCGAAGGCGAGAACCCTTTCGTCCAGGCGCAGGTCCGACCAAGGATTGAACGCGGCCGTCATCATTGCTGCACCAGCCCCATAGTCAGAAACGCCCCTGATTCCGCTCGAAAGAATACGGGAGATCGGCTCAACATGCTGGCCAGTCCAGGAGTATTGTGAATCATGATACATTGCAATTCTATCAAGGTCGGAGCGCGGTAGTATCCCTGCTCTCTGCTTGGCGCTGTAGGGTGTGCCTGGTCCCAGATACTCGAACTCGCCAAACATCATCCAGTCATGAACGGGAAGTGACCTCACCGAGGATGCCTTTCCTTGGAAGGAAGGATGAGGTGACAGCAGGAGAAGCTTCTTCTGCAGATCAGCATCAAGACTCGCGTAATTCAAACGACCGCCTCAACCTGGTCATGTAAACGAACTCTGCCTCTTCAGTAGCGATTCCCTGTGCGACATATCGCAGAGCGGGGAAGTCCACGAAGTCCGTTACCCCGGGCGTAGCTTTGTGAGGCACGCAGATGCGCGTGACGTACAGAGTTCCCGATGCAGTAGGTTCTCCGCTTCCAGTTCCCCAGCTGTCTGCAGGGATCATGACCACGGGGCTGGTGGAACTCTGAACGAAGATGTCCGCCCTGGCATACTTGATGGTCATGTACTCCGAGGTCTGATCCATGAACGCAGCATGAATGATTGTGTTCGAGAGTGGAAGTGGTACGTCAGTGATGATGACATAATCTCTGGCGCTCTGCGTATCGACATTCATTTCAGCAGGAGGCGCCGGTAGCGCGGTGAAGCAGGTGTAGGGTCCGTCCCTCTGGATGAACTGGTTTGCGAAGAACGCGGTAAGACCTTGCCTTGTCCAACCAGCTATATCGATCTGTGACTGATAGACGAATCCGTCCGGGCCAGTGAGGGTGATGTTTCTGTATTCGGAGGTGGCGGATACCTCCCACGTTGAGTTGTTGGAGAAGTCAACGGTCAAGGGAGGGATATAGTCAACGATCTGGAAAGGTTTCTCACTCATTTAATCATCCTCCGGGCTGCTGCAGCTGCCTTCTTGAATCCGTCCTTCTTCCAGCCACCGCCTTTCTTCTTGTATCGACCTTGAACTTTCTTGAACGCGGCCGAATATGCCTCGCCCCTAGCTGACTTCTTCCGAGGTTTCTTCTTTGGTTCGTATGCGCGCCGTGCGGTTTTCCGCACCTCACCCTTGGTTGTCCCGTGCGAGTGTAGGGCTTCGCCGCATCGAGGACAATAGCGAGGCATAGAATCACGACTCAGCGGTTGTCTGGATGGCTATATGGCCATCCAATCTTTTGAACTTAGCTTGACTACAGAACATTTGATGACACAAGTTATGAATACTGCTGAGGTTGCAATCGCCGCCCCGAAGACTCCACCGGTGAGGAAGAGAGAGTCGTTCACGACAAGGAAAGCATCGTCCAGGGCTACGTCGGCCCGAAGGAATCCGGATACAGATCATTCGAATGACTGGCGATGTTGTTGACGATGTCGATTTGCAGCGCACCACTGGCGACGAGGGATTGATTGTCAGCACGGACCAGGAGAGTTCCGGGATTTAGATCTGTGAGTTGGAAACCGAAACTTCCGTTCGCGGCAAGCATCCTCGCCACATCGGCGCTGAAGGATGAACCAACCTGTGTGATGAAATCTACGGATTCGATGGCGACGGCTACTGTCCTGTTGGTACATTGACGTAGGCTAGCCAAGATCGATGGTGCCCTGGACAATAGTTCCGTCAGCTGATGCAGCGGGAATCTCAACGGTTTCAGTCAGGTAGAAGGAGCCGGTCTTTGCGGTTGCCATGACTGGGCGAACGAGCCTCATCCTAAAAGGGTGAAGGTGGCGGGATTCGAACCCACAGTCTCGCCGGTCTAGCCAACCCAGCGTGCCTTTCCACTAGACTACACCCCCCTCAGTGGTTATCTTCTCTAATCTCTGTCGCAACTCCGTATAGCCAGGGTAACGTTATCG